AACGCTTATAGCGATTTGCTGCTTACATATAAAGGACTTGCGCTTTTGTAAAGCGCGGCTTTTTTTGATAATCCAAACAAGTAAACGCAATGACTATTGACGATTTGATTAAAAAGGCTAATGAAGCCTTATACGTCATGCGCGACCTGGGTAACAGGAAGAAGGCTGAGGGCCGCGACTTTACCCAAGACGAGAACGAACAGTTCGAGCGCGCTGACAAAGACTATATGCGTTATCTGGGCATGATTGAAGAAGAACGCAAACTTGCTGAACGCGAGCGCGCCATCGGAAATATCACGCCCATCGAAGAACGCACTCACAAGTTCACCGGCCAAACGCCGGATAAGAACGAAGAAGGCGAAAGCGCACAAGACATTCGCGGCACTAAAGCCTATCAGCGGGCTTTCCTTCGCTACCTGACTGGCAACATGGCCGAGCTTTCCGGCGAAGAACGCAGTTTACTTGCAAAAGGCTTTTCAAGCTACGAAGCGCGCGGTACAGACCCGATCACGACCCCGCGTAGTGGCGTTTACGGCGGCTATGCCATCCCGACCGGCTTTTCCAATGAACTTATCGCTTCAATGAAAGCGTACAGCGGGATGTTGGAAGCCTGCCGATTGATTACCACCGCTACCGGCGCTCCTCTGGAATGGCCGACATTGGATGACACCGCCGCCGCTGGCAGCCTGCAAACGGAAGCCAACGCCATCACGGTGCAGGACTTCACGCTGGGACAGAAAATTCATTATGCCTACACCATTGCCGACCTTATCAAAGTGTCGTTTCAATGGTTGGAAGATGAAGCGCTTTTGGCTTCTGAACTTCCCATGATGATTGGCACACGCCTGGGGCGCAAGGTCAATGATTACCTGACGGACGGTACAGGTTCTTCGCAGCCTACAGGCATTTTGGCCGCTTCCGGCGGTGCAAGTGTCGGCGAAAGTGCAGCCAGTGCCGCTATCAGCCGCGATAACATCATTGATTTGATCCACAGTGTCAACCGTGCGTACCGCTCAGGCCCGAATGTGGCGTTTATGATGGCAGATACTACACTGGCAGCCCTCAAAAAGCTGACCGTTGGTACTTCCGATGACCGTCCTTTGTGGCAACCTGACATGATTAACGGCACTCCGGGCCGATTGGAAGGCTTCCCCATCGTTGTTAACGACGACTTCCCGGCTATTGGCGCTGGTAACAAGTCGGTAGCATTCGGCGACTGGTCAAAGTACATTATCCGGCAGGTTGGTGGCGTTAACATCATGCGCTTGGATGAGCGCTTTGCCGATGCGCTGAGTGTTGGCTTTGTGGGCTACTGGCGCATAGATGGCAAGCTGATGGACAGCGGCGCTATCAAGTTGATTCAACACGCGACCTAATAGCTATCTGATGGCTAAGAAAGTCATAATGCTAAAAAGCTGCGCCGTGATGGCCTGGGGCAAAAGCCACAGCGCGCCAAAAGGCGCAGCTTTGATATTTCCAGACGACGTAGCTTTAAGCTTGGTAGTGCAAGGGCTTGCACGTTTCGACGACTATACACCGCCACAGCAAAGCAATGTAGAACACGCAACCGCTAAACCGCAAAACAAACAAACTCGCAAGGGTGGTAAGCAGGCTTGAAAATATAAAATCATGGGCGGTATCTTCTGGCCCCGCTTCCGAGCCGTTGACGGCTTCGGAGGTAAAAACGTGGCTAAAAGTTACCGCTACTGCTGACGACACACTTATCACTAACCTGATAGTGGCCGCCAGGCAGGCAGTAGAAAACTACTGTAATATCAAGCTCATAAGCCAGACTATTGTCGAGTATTTTGATGCTTTCCCTGAAAGCCGGGGCGAGTTGTTGCTAAGGTTTCCGCTCGTTTCTTCAATTACCAGCGTGGCTTATGTAGATACCGACGGAGCAAACCAGACATTTACCAGCTATAACGCTGATTTGTCTGGAATACCTGCGCGACTATGGCCAAACGCACAAACGGAGTGGCCAGGGACTAAGGAACAGTTAAAAGCGGTCACGATCACTTATGTATGTGGATATACCAATGCGGATGCTGTTCCTGATGCGATCAAAACGTCTATGTATTTGATGATAGGGCGGTGGTATGAAAACCGGGAAGATACCGTTAAAATACTGCCAACTGCTGCCGAAAACCTGCTTAATCCGTACCGCGTACAACTGTTTTAGATGGCAGACTTTTTAAAATACGAAAGTTTTAACAAGCCCATAGACAAGGCACGTAGCCAGATAGGCACTATGCGCCACCGCTTGAGCTTTCGTACGTTTACTGAAAGCCAGGCCAGCGACGGCAGTATGTCGAGGTCATGGACTACGCAGACAGAACAATGGGGCCGCGTGGAATTTACGACGGTAGCAAGTGGAGAAGAATTCGAGGCCGAACAGGTGGTTCACAGGATGGCAATAAGCGTTGTCGTGAGATACCGCAACGATATACGCCCTAAATACCGGATTTTACACGAAGGATTAGAGTACGATATTTTGAGCGTTTTACCCGACCCAAAGCGGATGTTTTTAACAATCGAAGCGGTACAGGTGGAGCCTATGTGGTCAAGTTTTACAGGGTAATGGCAGAGGTAATAATTAAGCAATCCGAAATAGATAATATTATTAGCCGCCTCAATGAGGTAGCTGATGAGTTGAAGCCCTCAAAACGGCGGGCTATACTTCGGAGGGCCGCCGGGCCAGTACGCCAAAGGGCTATAAGTTTAGCGCCACGTTCCAATGCCATACACTACCTATACTCAACGCCAAAACTATTTAAAGGCAAGCGCGCCAAAAGAGGCAGCGCAAAAGCGTATAGAATAGCATATCACCCAGGAAACCTTAAAAAATCAATACAGGTACTCACTTTCCCGCGTGCAAAGTCAACAGTGTATGTAGGCCCAAAACGCGGCAAAGGTGTAGGCGGAAAAGAATTTGGTAGGACGATAAAAACCAGTGACGGTTACTATGCCCAGATGGTTTATGGCAGTGCTGCCGCTTTTGGCGGTCGCATTACCGAGGCAGCGCTAAACGCCACACAGCGCCAGGTCGTTGCCATCATTGAGGATGGAGTGAATAAAGCTATCAAAGACGTAAAAGCACGTACAGGACTATGACGGTACACAATGCGATATATTCCAGGCTTTCGAGTGATTCAGGTGTTACGGCGCTTGTTTCTACCCGTATATTCCCGGATATATCGCCCCAAGACCAAGTTTTACCTTATGTTGTTTTTCGCGTAGTTGATACACTCCCGGCACAGATAAAAGACGGGGCTAGCTTGAATAATGCCTATAACGTAGAGGTAATGAGCTTTGCCAAAAGTTTTGCATCAGCGCAAAGCATTATTGATGCCTGCGCCACGCGCCTGGACTACTGGACAGGAAGCTCCGGCGGTGTAACTATCCGTCATTGCAAAGTTGACAGCAAGGGCAATTTGCCTTTTATACCCGAACAGGAAGTTTTTAGCGCGGTGTTACAGTGCCGCGTATTTACTTATAATGCTTGATTTTTTTAACCCAAACAAATAAACTATGCCGATCACTGCTGGTATCGTGGTTGGGGATTATGCGCGTTTTTACATAGACGACGAGCCTATTGGATACGCTACGTCTTGCACCCTTGACTTTACGAGGGAAACGAAGCAAACCCTTCACAAAGATAACTACACAGGTTCTACCGGATGGGCTACCTCGACACTTGGTACAGCATCCGGCACATTTTCCGGCGAAGCTTTCTTTTCGCAAGATGGCTACAACACCGGAACGCACGCAAGCCCCTTTGATTTGTTTACACTGCTGAGTGCGGGAACGCAGGTTACGGTACAATTCCGCATACCTGCAACCGTTGACAATGTAGGCGACAAATACTGGGAATTTGAAGCCTACATTACCGGGCAATCAATCAGCGCCCCGACCAATGATAATGCTACTATGAGCTTTTCGGGCATTATCTTGGGTGAACCTGATGTTATTACTGTTACTTAAAGCTCACCATAAAGCACCCTGGCAGGGCCGTTACTGGCCCTGCTTTTTAATATAAAAACAACGAAACCACACCATGAAATACATACAGGCAGGCGGCAAAAAGCGCCCCGTTCATACAGGCTCCTATATGCTTTCGCGCTTCTGCAAAGCTAATAATCTTACACTTGACCAGTTAGGCAACGACTTTGAAAATATTGTCGCATCTTCCCCCGATGTTGCTATATCATTTTTATATCACGCCTTTGTTGATGGCTGCCGCGTTGAAAAGAAAGACGTAGATTTTGATGAGCCGGAGGTATGGGATTGGATAGACCAGGATAGCACTATTGTCACACAGGTTTATGAGGCTTTTGCTGATAGCCTGCCGGGCAAGTCTGAGGCAACAAAAAAAAAGAAGGTAGCGCAAAGCCGCTAACCTTTGATTTTATGGAGGGCTTTTGCGTAGGTGTTTTGGGGATGGCTTTAAGCGACTACATGAACGCAGAATTACGCACGATAGTAAACGCCCTCAATCAATACTATGAGCTTGAAGAAGAACGGCAGCGGCAATACTGGGAGCGCACCAGATGGCAAACGGCGGCACTTGTAAACATACAGCTAAGTAAGAAAGAGAAAATAAAAGTTTTTGATCTTTTGCCGCTCCCCTGGGATGATGAAATACAGCGCACGACGGCAAAGCCTATGAGTTACGACGAACAGAAAGCCGCTTTTGAAAAGATAGACGCAATGATGAAAAGCCGCAAGGCTGCAAAATAAAGCACAATGGCAATTGGCGATCTTAACGTAAGAATAGGGGCAACAATAAAAGGCTTGCAAGCTGGCTTACGATCAGCACAAAGCGAGTTGCAAGGCTTTGCGCGCAAGGCTAACAGTTTAGGCAATGACCTTACGTTAAGTGTATCAGCGCCACTGGCCGCCATAGGCGGCGCTGCCTTATCTGCCGCTGGTGACCTGGAAGCGTTGCAGCTTGCTTTGCAATCTACTTTTAAAGACCAGGGCCGCACTATTGAAGAAGCCAATAACGAGCTTGAAAAACTAAGAGATACCGCCAAAGCCCCGGGGCTTGACTTTGAACAAGCTGTTCGGGCTTCCATACGCTTGCAGTCCGTTGGTTTTGCTGCCGAAGATGCCCGCAAAACTATTGCCGAACTTGCAAACGCCATAGCCGCCAGCGGCGGCACTGCGGACAACCTTTCAAGCGTTGTTAATCAGCTTGTCCAGATCAGCGCTAAGGGTAAAATACTCAATGAGGATTTGCTTATAATCCTTGAAAATGCGCCTAAACTTGCTGGCGTCTTTCAGGATAGTTTTGGCGGCGCTACCGCTGAGGCTATACGCGCAAGCGGTGTAAGCGCTAAGGACTTTGTTACAATCACTACAAAAGGCCTTTCCGAGCTTGACCGCGTACAGGGCGGCCTGGCTAATAGCTTTGTGAACTTCAAAAGCGAGGTAAAAAACGCACTTGGAACGGTAGGACTTGAATTAAATAAGACTTTCAATATCCAGGGGATTGTCGAGGGCCTTGCAAATAAAATAGCGTCGCTGGCCGAAAAATTCCGCGCCCTAAGCCCGGAGATGAAGCGAACAATAGGTATTATTACGCTGATCGTTGCCGCCATAGGCCCGGCTATTAAGGCCATTGGCCTTGCAGGTTCGGCGCTCACTGTTTTAACGGGGCCGGTTGGTCTTACCGTAGCCGCTCTGGCGGCGCTGGCCGCTGCCTTTGTTTATGCTTATGAAAATAGCGAACAATTCAGGGCGGGCATAAGTGGCGCTATTTCGGCAGTAGAGAAATTTTGGAACATTTTGTTCACAAATGTAAAAACGTTTGTAGATGCAGTCCGGCAAACATTTGTAGAGTTTTCGCCCGGCAACCTGGTTAAAAAGTTATTGACCTCATTAAACCCCATAGGCCAGGCCCTTGCCGCTGGCCGGGATATAGGCCAGGCTTTTTCTGATGGCTTTGCCGAAAGAGTAGAAAAGGAGTTTAAAGCCAATCTACCAAAGGTAAAGGAAAACCTAACAAAAGCCTTCCCTACTGTTGACTTTTTCCCTGGCACAAAATTACCAGGTGGCGTAAAAGCCCCACAGGCCGCCTCCGCAATCGGCACACCAAAGACACTAGGTAAAAGCCCTATTTCAACTACTGCGCTTGAAATATCAAAAGTCTTTACAGAGCTTGAAAAGCAGTTAAAAACTATTGATGTTACAACAGCGGTACTGGGTAGTTCTGCCGAAGAAGCATTAAGTCAAAAAGCTGATGCTATAACCGGAGCTATTGAAAACCTTATAGAAAAGGGTATCAACCCGGCAAACTCGCGTTTGCTTGGTTTAATTGACACACTACGCCAATTACGCGGCGAAGTGCCAGCTTCTTTTGATTTGCTGCCATCTTTGCAAGTGCCCGAAAGCGTACAAAGCACCAGCCCATTTGCCGGAATATTTGGCGGAGACCCTAACGAAATACGCAGCCAGGTTGATGGACTGAATGAAGCGATGGCGCGTACGGGCGATATTATGACGGCCAACCAAGAAAAAGCCGCCGGGCTTCGCGTGATTATGGGCGACCTATCGAGTAGTATATCAGGCGCATTACAGGGCGCTATCGAAGATTTGGCGGTTGGTCTTGGTGAAACGCTTGGAGATATATTCTCAGGCGTTGCAAGCAGTGGCGAAATACTGGGTAATGTCTTTGGGGCGCTTTCCGGGCTATTAAAACAGCTTGGACAAATAGCCATCAAAGCCGGGGCCGCTTTTTTGGCTTTACAGGTAGTTTTTAAAAATCCGCTTTCACCTGCCGGAGCGGCTGCGCTTATCGCTGCCGGGGCTGGTTTGATTGCACTATCGAGCATCATAAAAAATGGTATTCCCGCCCTCGCCGATGGCGGTATCGTCAACCGCCCTACCCTGGCGCTTATCGGTGAAGCGGGGCCGGAGGCCGTTGTACCTTTGTCGCGTTTTAACGACTTTGGCGGCACTTCGGAGCTTACCGCACGTATCAGCGGCGATGATCTTTATTTAATCATGCAACGCGCCACCAGGCGCAAAGGGAGGATAGGGTAACATGGCTACACGCTTGCAAGCTTCTTTCCTGAGCATGGGTTATGACGATGCTTTCAATAATGACACCTACCAGGTAACAATAGATCAGGACGGCTATGTGGGTACGGTAGGTGACTTTGAGGCAGCGAAGATAAGTTTTAGCTTTGAGGGCGAAGGTAAAGAGCGTATTACGCCTATTCTAACAAGCACCTGCACCATATCAATGTATATTGATAGCACGGTAAACAGTTTTATATTAAACCTGATAGCGGGCGAAGAAACAGAATTTAAAGTACGAATTGATAAAAACGGCGACCTGTATTGGATGGGCTACATAGTAGCCGATCTGGTAACTCAGGAAAATAAGCCCTACCCTGCCCGCCCTGTTTTTGAGATTACCGCCGTAGATGGCGTAGGCAGGCTCCAAAAACTCGATTACGATATTACCGCCGGGCAAACGACAATCAAAGCCCACCTGCAAAATATCATTACCGAAATAGGGTTATTAGATTTTGGCTATGCCAACGCTACCGACAAAGTACTTTCTTACCTGTTTTTCTGGCAGGAAGAAAACGCAACGGTGGCTATGTCACCACCTGGCGATATACTCGCTAATTACCGCATTGATAGCCGTGTGTGGCGTTATGTTGACAGAACTGGCGCATATAAATACGCGTCTTATTACGACGTGCTAAAAGCTATTTGCATAGGTTTTAACGCCCGCTTTTTATGGTCGGAAGGTATGTACCGATTTCACCAGATCAACGAAATGCGCTACCGCACCAGCGCCCCGACGACGGTTTATATCAACGAGTGGGAGAAGGGCGGCACGCATAGCGCAACGTCAACGGCAAACCTGGGTATTTGGAACAAGACGGTAACGACCGATACCGACTGGCAAACCGGGGCCAGTGATCTTGTTTTATTCTCAGGGTCGCTATTTAAGTACTACCCGCCGCTGCGCACGGTACGCATAAACTATAATCACTTTTCAGGGCAAAACCTGACGCCTGACTGGTCATGGAATGAGGGTTACACAAGCGTAGAAACGTACCAAACTATTGATTACGTTAATGGTACGGCGCGACTTCGCGTAAATGCTACACTATCGTATAGGGTTGATTTTTCGAGTGGGTTTAACTACTCACAAATAAAATTCCGGCTGCGTATAAAAGTAGGCAGTTATTACCTGAAGCGTACTGCCACGTTTGGCGCTTCGGGTTATGCGTATGGGCAAATTGTTTGGACTACTGACAGCGGCGCTTATTATGAGTTTTACGGCTCATCAACCATAACACAGGATAACCAGCAATACCAGCAGCAAATAGATATTACTACGCCTGTACTTGCCGCCTCCGGCGACATGGATATGAAATTTGAATTTGTCGAGCTGGTCGCCTGGACTGGGCTTGTGATAGGTTCAGGCTTTACGGAATATCACACTTTTGGCGCGGTACACGTTGAAGTACTGCAAAACGGCGTTATACAAGACCAATACAACCAAAACAACTATATAGTAGCCAACCCCAACACCGGAAACAGCGAACAGGTAGAATTAACAATTCCGTTCGGCTCCGGGCCTACCGCAAACAATATAGGTCATATTCAAGCATGGGATGGCCTGGGGTGGGTGACTGGTGAAAATTGGCGATACGGAACATCTGGCTCTTATGTGCCTCATGGGCAGCTATTGGCAGAGGAAATTATATCAGCTCAGGTTACGCCCGTAAAACGCTTTTTAGCGACTATGCGCGGCGTTTACGAAGCACACTACCGCCTAAAGCATAATACTACCGATTACTATATTTTCCTGGGCGGTACTTTTGACATAGGAACGGATGAGTGGGCCGGGGAATGGTTTTTGATTTCCCGCGATACTACTGGTCTTGTCGCTTCGATAACTCAAAATTATGGCGGCATAGTTAGAAACAACTTAGGCCCGGACGGATTACCGCCGCCCCTATCGCCGATGGATCCGCCTTTGCCATCGTTTCCAGGCAACCAGACGGAAGGCTTTTTTGTGCCCGCCGTCGTGGTCACACAGACGGACGCAACGATAAGCGAGGGTGCAACAGTTACGACAATATCAATCCCGGCGGCTGGTGGCGACTTGTTAAACTCAGGTGATACCATAACGCTTGTAAGCCCTTCCGGCGACGTGCAACAATTTACCCTTACCGCTGATGTTGACGCAGGCGATACGACAATAAGTGTTAGCAGCACCACTGCCGCAACGGATTTTCCTTCCGGCTCCTGGGTAATACCAGACCCCGAAGATTTTTACAATGATGCGGTAGTCAATGCAGGTGGGGCGTGTTATGAGGAAATATTTTTACCCGATCAGGATGATGTAAGCGTAAAAATAACTATCAATTCCGGCACGTGGCCCGCTGATATGGATTGTGTTTTTGTTTTTCGCAATGGGGTTTATCAGGTGTACGGTATGTCAAACGATTACTATACAAGCGGCGCTGATGCGGTATTTAATATGCCTTTTGATGCAGGCGAGCGCGTTGTAATAAAATTTCACATATAATGAGAAAAGGTGTTTTTTTGACGTTGTTTTTTGTGGTTTTGGGGATTACGTTATCGGGGCAAACTACCCGCGTGCGGCTAAAGCAGTTGGAGCTTGCACCCGATACCCTTTTTCGTTATGTGATTATAGCAGACACCTCGACACAGGTCGCCGAGTGGGCAAAGCTGGATAGCTTGGGATTTAGCACAGGTAATACATTATACCTTCGCGGCGATGCGGGCACGCTGTCAACACTTACAGACGGCGACACCATAGACATAAAAACAGGCAGCGGGTTGAGTACCTGTGGAAAAACACCAGACCAGATTTTGATAACGCTTGATAGCACCGGCGTAACGGCAGGCACTTACAACTTTGCAACGGTCACAGTGAATGAGCAAGGCCGCATTACCTTAATTACCGCAGGCTCCGAGGTTGACGGAAGTATCACAAACGAGGGTATGTTGGGCGTAGCTGCCGGAGGGGCTAACAGTGCCACACTATATACTAATACCAGCGGCAACGCAGGCACAAGTATTGCAGGCGGCTGGGGCGTGGCTATCAGCGAAACAACGAGCGCCAACGGCGGTACAATTACTATTGCCGCCGATAGTTCTCAGGTAGCTTCAACGTACGCTATATCGGGGTTTTTTTTACGCTCCGGCACTTCCGGG